GAGGACGGCAGGGCCGTTGTCGTGCTCGGGACCCTGGACCGGTGGCTGGTGCGGGCGGAGGCGGTGCTGGGGTTCCGGGAGCCGCCGCGTCGGCTGCCCCGGCCGCCGGGCACGGCCGAGCCCCGCTGTCCCTGGTGCAGTTACATGACGCTGCGCTGCATCCCCGCCTACGGCTCGGTGGCGTGCGTCAACCCCCGGTGCCTGGACGAGGAGGGCCGCCGCCCCCGGGCCCGAATGGCCGTGGACGAGCTGGGCCGGGCCCGGCTGGTATGGCAGAACGACTGGTGGCAGGACACCCGGGGGATCACCGCGTCCGACGTGTTCGAGGCCGCCGCGTGAGCAACAAGGGGTGGTCCTCGGTCGGGCTGCCGACCGTGGGTGACGACCCGTACCTGTGGACGGTGGCGGACGCGGCCAAACTGCTGGGGCCGCCGGTCTTGTCCGAACGCCGGGTCCGTGATCTCATCCGGTTGATCGGGCTGGAGCCGGTGGGCAAGCGCCGGGTGAGCCCCTTAGGGCAGTCGGGCCGCCACGCCCGGGTGTACGAGTGTGGCCGCCTGATCGAAGCCTACGACCGACTGGCGGGACTCACGGAGGCGTGACCATGGACACCTGCCTTACCTGCGGCTGCGAGATCGTCCCCGGGGTGCTGCTGTGCCGGGACGGGGCCTGCTGGTGCTCCACCCAGAACGACGTGACCGACTGGCACCCACTGCCGGTCAGGGAAGAGGATCGATGACCATGCTGGGCGGGGGGTTCCACGGGGTGCTCAGCATCACCTGGAACGAGGCCAGCTCCCCCTGGTACGTGCCGCTGTTCGGGCACCGGGTGGAGCTGCACGACCGGAAGACGGGGGAGCCGGTCACCAGCGCGCTGGAGCTGGAGATCCACGTGGACCCGGCCGCCACGGTCACCGCCACGGTGACCCACCTGGTGGACGAGGAGGACAACCCGCTGGCACCCGGGGCCGACCCGGTGTGGGAGGGTGAGGGGGAAGAGGCCCACGCCCGGACCGCAAGCAAGGTCTGGCTGGTGGGGGAGATGAAGACCGCGCCGATACAAGGTCGGCCGGAGCAGCAGGAGGAGAACGACGCATGAGCGCTCTTGGCAACGCCATTCACGCGGTGCTGGCCCGCTTCAACGGCACCGGCCGTGAGGTGATCCGGGACGAGGTGGAGAACCTGGTTTCTGCCCTGGAGGAGCACGCGGGCCCGATCCTGGGCCAGCTCCGCAAGGACATCGTGGCCGACGTGAAGGACGTGGTGGAGACCGCCAAGGCCGACCTGGCCCAGCTCGTGGCCGACGCCAAGGCGGGCGTGGCTGCCCAGGTGGTCACCCCGGCTCCGGCCGCCCCGGCCGAGGCCCCCGCCGCTCCGGCTCCGGCCGAGGAGCCCGCCCCGGCTGCCGAGGTCCCGGCGCAGGCCGAGGCCCCCGCCGCTGAGCAGCCCGACCCGGCTGCGGCCGAGGCTCCCCAGGGGGCCTGATCCCACGACGAAGGCCCGGACCATCTCGGTCCGGGCCTTCGTCGTGCCGGTCGTCAGGACTTGCGGAAGTTGATCTTCCGAAGGTCGGTGCCCAGGGCGGCCAGCGCCCGGCAGATCAGGCCCCGGTACCAGAAAGGCCCAGTCGCGGGTGTCCCGGCCTTCTCAGCCTCCAGTCCATCCAGGAACTGCTCCCACATGCGCTCCCCGTCCACCCGGCCGAACGGCTGAGCGGAGATGGAGGTGCACAGCTGGGAGGCCAGCTCCCAGGTGGTGTAGTGGCAGTCAAACAGCTCCTCGGACACCTCCGTCTCGGGGGCCGCTTCAGCCTGGTCCCAGGTGCGGATCTCCATGTCGGGCTCCTCGTCTCGTTCGTTCCTGGCGTGCACTTGAAGCGTATCGCCGCACCCCACCGCTGTCAACACTATTCAGTAGGCGAGTGCGAACACCGCCGTCACGTCGTCGCCCCGCCGGTCGGTGACCTGCACGTGCACCAGGTGCCGCAGCCACCAGGAGTCGGTCAGCACGCCGTACAGCTCGTCCGCCGCCTGCGCCTTCAGGTCCAGGCGCACCGTGCCGAGCACCGTGCGGGCCGTCAGCAGGTAGCTGGGGGCGGTCAGCTGGAGCAGGTGCGCGCCGTACCAGCCGCTGCCGCCCCGGTCCCAGGCCACGTCGGCCATCCAGACCGGACCCTGCCCGGCGTCCACCGTCTCCACGCTCAGCACCCTGCCGTACCGGACGGACGTGGCGGTCTCCCACCGGGCCACCCGGTCCCCCGGGCGTATCTCCTGGCCAAACTCGTCCCGTGCCCTGGCCTCGTCCATGGCCCCTCCCCTTTCGTGACAGTTCTTGTCTGCTTCCGGGATACCATGCGCAGGTCAGACATGTCAACACTATCCGTATGACCATGGTATCCAAGGACATGTGCTGACATCCTCGAAGAATTCCAGGCACATGGTTTGGATGATCTCGCAATCGTGGGTATATTGCTTCACGGGACACCCCTGTCTTTGGCGCGGGTGTCCTTTCCATTTCGGTCACAGAGGGCGGTTGCGAACGCACATGGGCGCGGGAGGCTGACGTGGCGGACGACAGGAACGACCCCAGCAAGCTGCTTCCCATGCCCCGTCCGGGCTCCGACACCACCAAGGGCATCGGCCGCGACCGTGAGGCCGCCCGGCTGAAGGCCGTGGGCTGGACCATGGACGAGATCACCGCCCACCTGCGGTACGAGGACGAGGCCGCCTGTGGGGCCGGGATCAAACGCGCCATCGCCATCATGGCCCGGTTCGGCAACGACGAGCACCGGCTGATGGAGTTGCAGTCCCTGGACCAACTGGAGTGGGAAGCCTGGGAGTTGATGCGCAAGCGTCACGTGATGATCAGCCACGGCAAGATCATCCGGGACGACCTGGGCAACCCCATGGCGGACCAGGACTACCCGATCCGGGTCATGAACATGATCATGAAGATCAAGGAGCGCCGGGCCAAGCTGCTGGGCCTGGACGCCCCGGTGCGCGCCGAGGTCTTCACCATGGAGCACATCGACCAGCAGATTGCCCAGCTGGAGCAGGAGCTGGGGTTGCGTGGATAGCAGCTTCCAGCCGGAGTCCCTGGACGAACTGCGCCTGGCCCGGCTGAAGCGGCTGCGCGAGCTGCAACGGCGCAAGGCCGAGGCCGCCATGGACCAGGGCCCCCGGGAGTACATGCCCGGCGCGCGCCCCAAGCAGATCGCCCCCGACGATCCCCGGCACGACTGCGGCTGCGCAGCCCCCGACGACCACTGGATGATCTGGATGGTCATGGCCGGTCGCGGCTGGGGCAAGTCCAAGGTGGGCTCCAACTGGCTGGTCCACCAGGCCATGCAGACCCCCGGCTCCGAGTGGGCCGTGTTCGCGCCGACCTTCCGGGACGTGCGCAAAACCTGCATCGAAGGCTCCACCGGCATCCTGGCGGCCCTGAACGACGGGGAGCTGTACAACTACCGCCGCAACGAACTTCAGATCGTCCTGGCCAACCAGTCGGTGATCTACGGCTACTCGGCCGACCAGCCCGAGCGGGCCCGAGGCGCGAACCTGTGGGGTGCCTGGGTCGATGAACTTGGGTCCTGGAGGTACGAGGAGACCTGGCACGAGGGCCTCGTCCCGGCGCTGCGCAAGGGCGAGCACCCGCGCATCGTGGTGACCACCACCCCGCGCCCCACCGCCCTGGTCCGCAACCTGGTCGGCCGCCTGGACGGATCGGTCCACGTCACCCGGGGATCGACCTGGGAGAACGCCTCCAACCTCTCGGTGACCGCCCTGGCGGAGCTGAAGCGCCGGTACGAAGGTACCCGCCTCGGCCGCCAGGAGCTGGAAGGCGAGTTGCTGGACGACATCGAAGGCGCGCTGTGGACCCGGGGCGACATCGACGCCACCCGGATCGTTCCGGACCAGCTGCCCGACCTCGTCCGCATCGTCGTGGCGGTGGACCCCGCCGTCACCTCCACCGAGGAGTCGGACGAAACCGGCATCGTCGTGGTGGGGGAGGACGGCACCGGCCACGGCTACGTGCTGGCGGACTACTCGTTCCAGGGCACCCCGCACCAGACCATGACGAAGGCCGTGTGGGCCTACGACCACCACAACGCGGATTGCGTGGTGGGGGAAGTCAACAACGGCGGCGACTACATCGGCACGCTGCTGCGCACCGTGGACCCCAACGTGCCCTACCGGGCCGTGCGGGCCTCCCGGGGCAAGGCCATCCGGGCCGAGCCCGTGGCCGCCCTGTACGAGCAGCACCGCGTGCACCACCTCGGCTCCCTGCCGGAGCTGGAGGACCAGATGTGCACCTGGGTTCCCGGCATCGGGGACTCCCCGGACCGCCTGGACGCGCTGGTGTGGGGGATCACCGAGCTGAAGGGCCTGTCCATGGGCTCCTGGTCCAACGCCTACGGCACGGTGACCTGCCCCAGCTGCGACAAGGGCTTCGTGGGCGAGATGAACGGCCAGCCCCGCACCCACTGCCCGCACTGTAGGCACCCACTGATGGGATGACGCGATGAACACCTACACCGTGACCCTGTTCCCCACGGGTAGCACTGTTCTCTCGCCCACCTACACCATCCCGGCCAAGGAGTTCGTGGTGGACCGGGACTTCGTCGTCTTCATCGGACCCGACGGGGCCACCTCGGTGGCCGCCTTCCCGCTGGACCTGAACCCCGTCATCCAGCTGACCCAGGAGGTGACCCCGACGTGACCACGGTGATCATCTCCGCCAACGGCAGCCAGGGCCCGCAGGGGTTCGGCTGGCTGTCCGGCTCCGGCAGCCCCTCGGACACGGTGGGCCGCAACGGGGACTTCTACATCAACAACGCCAACCCCAACGCCCCGGTGTACTACGGCC